TTGGCGTTCGCCCTCCCACAAATCATTTACTGTGATAGTAGGGTATCTTTGTTTTACTTCACAAAACTTTTGATATAGTGTATATTCTCTTACGTCCATTTGTGAAACGTATGAGAGGTCTTTTACAATGTTTTCTTTCAAATCGGAATCTGATACATCATTAAATTCTATATCAGACTCACTCCACTTTTTCCATTGTGTTTCTACATCATCTTTTGGGTCGTATTTGTATGTATTCACTATTCTGTTCTCTGGTGTTTATGTCCTTTTTCATTATAATTATCTAAATATTCTGATACCATATCAAGTTTATCATTATATTCTGCCATCTTCTCCAACTCTTTTTCTATACCTTCAAACCAAGCCGTATGGTCATGTATGCCGATAGGGTTCTCTATCATTATTTCAGCGTTCATTCTATGTTTTTCCATTTGAGCATGGAAATTTCTTTGTAATGTTTTAATGATTTGATCTTTTCTCATTTTTCATCTTTCTTGTCAAGGCTTTAATTAATTTCTGTTGTTTTCTTCTTCCTTTTTGTAATGATACTGGACCTACTTTTTCAGTAAACACAACACCATTCATATGGTCAAGTTCATGCAAATAACATCTAGCAGTAAGACCTTCAAATCTTTCTTCTACTGTTTCACCATCTTTGTTTGTATATTTTGCCTGAATCCATCTGGGCCTTCTTACTCTTAATATCAAACCAGGAAAAGATAAACAACCTTCTTGTTCATCAACGAGTTCATCTGATTGTTCAATCACTTCTGGATTTATACAAGCATATACTTGTTCACCAAAACCCATAATAAACATTCTCATATTTACACCACATTGATTAGCAGATAAACCTATGCCACCAGCCTCTTGCATTGTCTTGTGTAGTCTTTGTATAAGAATATCTATTTGTGTATTTGGTAAAACTAATTCTAAATTTGGTATGGGTCTACGAAGCATCTCATGATGTTCAGGTAAAAATCCATATGATTCAGTTTTTGGTTCTTTAAATACATCTTTACCAGTATCAATTACAAAATTATCACTCATTTAACAAATTCCTCCGCATGGCCTTCAGCATCTATTTCTGTGTTTGAAAATAATACCTTAGTCTTTTTTTCTTTTTCATAAAATTTAACTTTATATCCACCAAAAGGTCTGTGATATATTTTTGCTTCTCTTTTATTATCATCTGACCAATATTCAGATAGCAATATAAATCCATCTATTGTTGTTTGTCCATCAAGCTCGTTTATTTTTGTCATTTATATGCCTTTGAAAAATTACGTTCTTTTTTAAATTTAATCACATTCATAAATTTGTCTTGTAATACATCACCCTTATGACTAATTACGAATAAATTAACATCTTCTAATAATTGTAAAATTTTCATCAAATCTTCAGTACCATTTGCATCTAATGAAGAATCAAAAGTTTCATCAAGAATAAGCAAGTTTGTGTTCGCTGAATTTTTTATCTTGGCTACAGCACGCCAAGTTAACATCAAGGCCATATCAATTCTTTGTTTCTCACCTTCACTAAATGAAGCATATGAAAAGTCATCTCTGTGCCTTGACTTAATTGTTTCTTTAAAACTCTCATCTAAATTGAAGTTTACAAAGAAGTCCAAACTAGAGAGATATTTATTTGTCAACTGGTTAATAATTGGCAAATATTGTTTTATGATTTTTGTTTTTACTCCTGTATCTCGTAATAAAGTTGAAGCCGCTTCATAATAATTTTTATTTTCTAATAAAGTTTTTAGTTCTTCTCTAAGTTCTTTTAGTATAGTTTCTAATGTATCAAGTTCTTTTTGTTCTTTTTCAGAATTAGATTTACTTGTTTTTATTTCATTTATTTCTTTAATCAATTCTTCAATTTTATTTTTTTTATTTGTAATTACATTATTATTTGTTGCAATATTTACTTGTAATTTCTGTATTTCTTCTTGGGCTTTTCTTATCTTTTCTAATTTTATTTGTTCACTTTCAAACTTATCTCCTAAATCTTTTAGGCCTTGATCAAGTTTTTCTATATTAGTAATTAGATTAGTTAACTCTTTCTTTTTAAATTTCTCGTCAATGTGTTGATTACAAGTAGGGCAATCATCATGATTCTCAAAAAACTTTTTGTCTTTTTTATGTATAGTAACAAGAGATTCCATTTGAGATTCTAATTTTGTAATTTTACCAATTCTTGTTTCAGACTTGTTTTTTAGTTTGACTTCTTCCTGTAATATACCTGCGGCTATAGTGTTTGCCTCGTTAAATCGTGTATAGTTTACAATTTCATTATCACATTGATTTTTCTCCAATTGAAGTTTCTTTACCTTTAATATATCATCTTCTTTAATCGTATTGAGGTAAGATTGCTTCATATCATACTGTTGTTCATTCAATTCTATCGAATGTTTTTTTTCGGTAACATTATCTTTATTCTCTATCATTTTTGTTTTTAGTAAACCATTCATTGTAGAAAATACACGAATCTCTAATAACTCTTCTATAATTGACCTTCTATCATTTGACGATAACTGCATAAATGGTGTAAATGATGCCGAGCCAAGTATTACAATTTGTGTGAATGATTTATAATTTAATTTAAGAATAAACTTTTCTAGGTACTCTTGATAATCTCTAGCATTTGCATCTTGATTTAAAAGTTCACCATTACAATATATTTCAAAAACATTTGGCTTTGCACCACGAATTACTTTATAAGATTTATTGTTTGTATCAAATTCAAGTTCTGTTATTAAATCTCTACTGTTAATTGAATTTACTAATTGTGGCTTTGAAACTTTACGAAAAGGTTTATTAAATAACGCAAAGCACATGGCGTCTAACATAGTAGACTTACCAGAACCATTTTCACCCACAATGAGGGTGCTATCTTTATTATCTAACTTTATTTCAGTCCAATAATTGCCAGTTGATAATAAATTTTTCCACTTTACTTTACGAAATATAATCATCTAAATTTAGGGCCCACTACCCATATTACAATTGATTTTCTAGTGCCTTTTGTTACAGGTGCGACTCTATGTATCATAAAAGATGGAAACATTATGATTCTACCTTTTTTCAAGGGAACTGTTTCAGCATCTTTTTCTTGACCACTATTGATTTGAAAATCACCACCTTCAAAATCTACACCTGGCTCATTTAATAAAAATGTCATTGATAATTTTCTAGTTTCAAACATATCATCAGGTAAATTTTGACCCATGATTGTGTCCATATGAAAATCATATCTACCATTTTCATGATGATGATAAACGGTGTATTGTAAAGTTTCATAGCCGTTTAAATCAAAATTATAAAATTGACTATTTAAGTTTTCTATGATACTATTTAAACGATAAAATAACCAATCAGATTCACCTTGGCCATTTTGATAATCTATAAATTTAACATCAGACTTTCTAACATTTTCATTTACTGTATTTTCTGTTTTTACTACTTTTTCTTTTTTTTGAACTGGATTTACTAACCCACCTATCTTCCACTTTTGATCTTTATTACCAATAGTTGTGCCTCTCTCTAAGTTTTGAGAGTCCATAAATTGTACTATTCTATGCAGCTCTTCTTCATTGAAAGCATTGTCCCAAAAAACCCAATTGAAAAATTTTCTTTGTCTTTCTGATGGCCAATTATAAATGGTTTTGTAACTATGGCTCATGTTCTTTCCTCATTTAAGGCTTCAACATATAATTCTTTCATTATGTTTTTTAATTTTTCTGGTTCTACATTCAATGGCAAATCATCTATATATTTTGATAGTATTGTCATTGTATCTTCTGCCTGATTGATAATGTCTTTGTCTACACCAAAATTCATATCACTAAAATCTTCAACTATTGATAAATCTGCAACATTAACTTTATAAAAGTTATCAAGTATTGAATCAAACAAATAAGGATTTTGTTTATTCAGAACTACTATTTTAACATATGAATCTTGTGCTTTGCGGTAATTGTAGTTTTTCCAATATTCAAAATCAGTTTGTGAATCGTCATATTTTATTCGGTAAAACATTTGATATGGGTTCTTTATGAACTCCATCTCTCTTGTTTCGGTATCTAGTATGTGAAATCCTTTTGTGTCATTATAATCTGACCACATCATCTCACAAGGTGTACCAACATAGGTAATATTGTCATGTGTAGAACGGTGGTGAAAATGACCAGTTAATACTGTATCATACTTTTGAAATTTATTTCTATCAATACCACCTAAACATTTATTACCTCTATACATTTCAAAACCATCTATATCAAAATGACCAAAACAAAATTGTGAATCACTATTTTTCATCTTATCAAATAGTTGTTCTTCATTTTCTTTACAGAGCCATGGTATTACATCTACTTTCAAACCATCAAACTCAGCTTGTGCATAATCACTATAAACAGTTATATTTTTATATTCTTTTAAAAGTAACTCTGATGAATTTACTTTAAGTGTGTTCTTATATGATATATCATGATTACCTAAAAGTGTGTAAAAGTCTATATTGTATTCAGCAACTAAATCAAAAAAGTATTGGCGACAACGATAGAGTGAATTAAAGTTTATATATTTTCTTCTATCAAATAAATCACCCAGCTGAAATACTGTATCAATATTATTTTCTTTTAAATATGGAAAGAAAGTGTTTACATAAAACTTTTCAAAAAAATTATGAAAGTCTTGTGAATCACCTCTTGCACCAAAATGTGTGTCACCTAATATAGCTAATTTCATTTCTGTGAATCTCCTGGGAGCACTCTGTAATTATCCTCTACTGTATCTTTTGTAGACACTTCTATAATTCGACCCTCTTCTTGACAAACAAGTTGATGTGGTTCTAATGGCCTGTTTCTCCATGTAGAACCTTCTACCAATACTGTTTCGTGTATCTCAGAAGTTTTAGTGTCTATACTTTTAACAAGAAACTTACCTTTTAAAACATACCAAGTTTCGTCTTTGTCTTTGTGAAAGTGCATTGAGAATCTTGCACCTTTATTAAAATTTAAAAATTTGCCACAATATAAATCATTAGATTCCCATATTATTTCACTACCCCAACCTTTAGAAACAAAACTCATATAAACTTTTCGATACCTTTTTTCTTCTCTGATTTTTTCTTTTTGTTTTCTTCAAATGTTTGTATAAACTCTGCTATATTATCATATAATTCAAATTGTCGCAAGCCTCCATCGGGCAATTCGTTATGTTCATCTATTATGGCATATTGTTCAGTTGCCTTATATTTGACATAGAGTTGTTTCTTTTCTTTTGTAATTCTTCTTAGAAAGGCATAGTATATTATTTGAGTGAAATATGCAAATGGGTTCTTACTTTTCTCAGGGTCAAAGTTTCTAAAATACATTAGGCAATTTTCTATGCCATCTGAAATCATTTCATCACGAAATGAATACGATATAAAGTTTGGCTTTCTTGATAAGTGTTCTGCTATTTTATAAAAACATTCACCGATATAGTTTGGTATTGGTGGATCTTCGTTTGACTTTTCACAAGCTTCTTTATAATCTATGAGTGCCTGTAAAAATTGTTTGTTATCTATATAATGATTTGTTTTCTTGGTCATAAATCGCTTTCAAATAATACTCGGTAGGGTTTTTTATCATAAGCATATTCTGGGTAATGTGGCCCATCTTTGTTTATATAATGTAAAAATACCTGACCTAATCTATAATCTTTCCCACCCTCACATGGTTCACGCCAATGCTCTAAATCGCAACCTCTATAAATCACCGCATCACCATCTTCTAGTTTACATTCTGTACCTTCTATAAAAATAGGCCAGTTAAATTCACCTGTATCAGATAACTTTACTGTTACTGATATTTCACATGATGGTCTATCTTTATGTTTTTTCAAAATGTTTCCCATACGATATAGTCTAACATAAGTGTAAGTAGGACACAAGCTTAAACCAGTTAGTTCTTCCATCTTTGGTCGCATTTGCCTCATCAAAGCTTGAAAGGCCAAATCACCATATCTTGGTGCAAAAGAACCTGGCACTTGATCGTCACCATCGGCGGCGTGCCAACCTTTTTCACTAATTTGATTACATAATACCATGGCATGACTTGAAAATCTTAAATAATCAAATAAGTATTTTCCAACATCTTTAGGTATAAATTCTTTTACATGAAAATAACCATGTTCTTTAAATATATTTGGGTAATTCTTCATAATTTCTCTTGACAAAAAGGTTGACAAATGTTATTCTAGCGGTGTTCCGTTTGAAGATATTAAATATTTCCATACTTGTTATTACTAATCATTTCATAGCCTTTAACAAGTTCTTGAATACCAAAATCTAAACTATATAAAGGTTCAAAACCTGTTGATTCTAATTTTTTATTTGATACAATATAATTTCTTTGATCTTTATCTTTTTTAAAGCTTTTTTCTACAACAACAAATTCTGGTAAATGTTCTTTGATTTTATCAGTCAATTCTTTTTTGCTTAAATTTGCATCAGATAAACCAACATTGTATACTTGGTTCTTCATACTATCATAATTATTTATAGCGTGTAAAAAAGCTCTGCAAACATCTCTTACATGAATATAATTTCTTTTAAAACTACTTTCAAATAAAACAACTGCACTATCTTTAACTGCTCTGTAAACAAAATCATTTACTAATAGGTCTGTTCTCATTCTTGGCGACATACCAAAAACTGTGGCTAAACGATAACTTATAAAATTAGAATGTTCTTTAAGTTTATTTTCCACATCCAATTTATCTTTTGCATATGATGAAATAGGATTAGTTGGTGTTTCTTCATTACAAATACCAAAATTACCTATACGAGATGTGCCATAAAAACTATTTGTAGTTGGCATAATTACAATTTGTTCTTGTGATAATTCTTTTAACATGGCCAGCGGAGATATTTTATTTGTCGTATGTGCATTAACTGGGTCTGCATCACATAAAGGTGCACCAACTAAGGCTGCTAAAGGTATAACTATTTCAGCTGTTTTTAAATGTTTAGCTAAAGTGCCATGAATACGAATATCACCTTTTTCAACTTCAAAATTCTTATGGCTACAATATTGATTTAAACTAGATTGATTGAACATGAAATTATCTATTACAGTAACATAATGTCCTGCCTCAAGTAAATCATTTATCAACATAGAGCCAATATATCCGGCACCACCTGTTACAAGTATATTTCTTTTTTCCATTAGTATAAATTTAATTCATGTACGAGGTCTATAATATCCTCAGATTTTAGTGTAGGATAATTACCAACATAAAAACCATAAAAATGAACGTGCTCTGTATTAGGAAACTTTTTCCAATATTCATGTGGCATAATATTTTTTAGATAAGGTTGCCTTAGTTGATTACCACCACCGGCACTACCTTTTCTATATTCTATACCTACTACGTCCATTCTATTTGTTATTTGTTTCATTAAGTAATCATCAGGTTCTTTAAGTATACAATTGAAAGCATAATTACTTGAGCCCTCTGTTTTAAAGTCTGTCTTATATATATCATCATTTAAAATGTTAAGAAATAATGCTTGATTAGACCACCTTTTGACAATAAAATTTTCTAATCGTTTCAATTGATTACTACCAATAATTGCACCTATCTCTGTGTTTCTCATATTGTAAGATGGGTAGAAGAAAATAAAATCTTCATTTAATTCTGGATTCAAGGCTTTATAACCTCTTTTTAAAACTTCATCTGTAGATTCACGAACCATGCCATGCGACCTTAACATTCTTAAATTTTCATATGTTTCACGGTCATTTGTAGAAACCATACCACCTTCTATTGTAGTCATATGATGAGCATAATAGAATGAAAAATTAGACATCCAACCAAATGAACCTATTGGTTGTCTATTGTGAGTAGCGCCATGTGATTCACAAACATCTTCAATTAGTTTTATATCTCTTTTTTCTAATTCTAGTAAAAGGTCATCTTCATAACCATCAAAACCTTGTATATGAGAAAATAAAACAGCTCTAGTTTCATCTGTGATTGCTTCTATTACTTTTTCATTATCAAGTGATAATGTTCTTAAATCAATATCTACAAATACAGGTTTAAAACCAGTTTGTATAATAGCAGATATGTCTGATACCCAATTTAAAGGCGAAACTATTACTTCACCACCTTTTGGGTATCTTAATTTTAAACAAGTGAGTGAAAGTAAATTAGCTGATGAACCAGAATTTACAAATACACTATGATCTACACCTAGCCAGTCAGACCATTCTTCCTCAAACTTTGCACATAAAGGGCCGTTTGTAAGTTTAGGGTCATCTTGTTTTAAATGTTCTATGACTAAATCTAAATCTTCACGACTCACATTATTTTTCATTAAAGGGTGCATCATATAATTTCACTTCCTTTTGTATTCAATTTAAAAGGTACCCACACTTTAATATTTTTCATTTCTTTTTTAAAGTTCTCTTGTTTTTCTGGTGGCACAACAAACATAAAGAAACCACCGCCACCTGCACCCATTAGTTTGCCACCTAATGAACCATTTAGTTCTGAATAATGTATGATATTATCTAATTTTTCATTTGTTAAATCATCAGTAAGATTTTTTTTGAATGACCATGTAGCCTTAATCATATCTGCAATTTTTTCAATAGAATCTTCTCTTTCTATTCTGTCTATTGCTATTTTAGTAATACCTATAATATCTTCAAGAATAATTTTATTTTTTTCAAAATTTTCTATTTGTTTTCTGGCTTGTATACCTGAAAATCTACTTTTACCAGTAAAACCTAAGAGTATATGATTTTCTAATTGTTTTATAAATTCATCAGATACATTAACAGGTTCTACTTCCCAATCTCTACCAAATCCAGCCGTGATTTTATTTAAACCACCATATGCAGCTGCTATCTGGTCTTGTATGCCAACAGATTCGCCATTTAAAAACTGTTCAACATAAATTGCCTTTTGAGCTAAATCTTTTTTTGATAGTTGTATGCCTTTTAATCGAAACAAGGCGTTAATTAAACCTACTGTAAAAGATGAACTAGAACCGACACCAGAGTTTGCTGGTATCTCACCATCATGGGTGATTGATAAACCCTCTTCTATATTCATATACTTTAAAATATTTCTCACAGATGGGTGGTCAATATCATCTATATCATTTACCATTTCTATTCTTGAATATGCAATTCTATGTTTATAACTAAAATAGTTAGGTAAATACTTCACACTTAGATAACAATGATTATCTATTGCAGCTGTAATAATGTGAGATTTATTTGAAGAGTACCATTCCGGATAGTCAGTACCACCGCCAAACAAAGAGAGGCGGTATGGTGTTTTTGATATAATCATTTAAAACCTTTGAGATTGTAATATAATATTTTCTTTAGATAAATCGTTTTTATTTAGTAAATATTCTCTACCACCATTTTCAAAAACATATGTTTCTGGTAAAGTAACAGATTTAATTTTAGGAAATAAACCATTCTTACTTGTCCATTCCCAAACTGCTGATGATAATGCACCTGATGGTGTTTGTTCATCAACCACAACGATACCATCACACTTTGTTATCTGTTCTGTAAGTTCTATGTCAACAGGAAATGGCTTTGATTTTAGAATATCTGCAAAGGCAAAATTACTACTTGAATCTGAAATTTGTTTGCAGACATGAGCCATTTTACCATGAGAGATTAGAAGTTTAAAATCTTTCTCTCTAGGGTTGTGAACAAAGACATCTCTTACTTGACCAGTATGTGTATCACGTTCATCATATATGTCAGGTAGTTCATCTCTATCTAATCTAACATATGAAAATTCTGGATAGTCTAATAATCTTTTTGCGATATTATTTGCTGTAATAGCATCTGAAGCTGTGTAGATATTAGAACCTACTATTGACCTTAAACAAGCATATTCTTCTGTAACATAATGTGTAGGTCCTGAATCACAATATCCTATACCTACACCAACTGATATAAGACATATTGGTAGATTCATAATACCAGGTCCACATTTAATTTGTTCTAAGGCTCTCATTGATAGAAAAGGTGCCATAGCATAACAAAATACTTTTTTACCTTCAAGTGCCAGACCTACAGCTACGTCTATCATGGCTTGTTCTGATATACCACAATGTATGAAATTATCTGGGTAATCTTTTCTTAAATCATCTAAAGCTGGCGCACCAAAATCGGCACTTAGAAAATAAATGCTTTTATCAAACTTTAAATTTTCTTTTATTCTTTCTATAAAGGCGTCACGCTGATACATTATTAATCTCCTTACGACATTGTTCAATTTCTTCTTCACTCATTTTATTCATGTAATGCCAATGAGGTTTATTCTCCATGAGAGAGAAACCTTTACCTTTCACGGTTCTTGATAAAATTATCTTTGTAGTATCTGATTTTTTATCTAAAGCATTTCTTAATTGACCGACATTATGACCATCAACGTCATGTATGTCAAAACCAAAACCTTCTAATTTATCTTTGATTGGTTCTAAACTAACACAATCTTTTGTTTCACCTAATATAATTAAATTATTGATGTCAATAAAGATTGTAAGATTTTTTGGCTTATGATGTGAGGCAAATAACAAAGCTTCCCATGTAGAACCTTCGTATAGTTCACCTTCACTAATTACAACATAAACATTTTTAGTCCAATATTCTCTATTCCTACAAGCGAATGACATACCAAGACCTACACCAACACCATGACCTAATGAACCAGAGGTAACGTCAATACCTGGTATTGATATGTTACCAAAAACTCTTAAACATGATTCAGTTGAACCCCAATTATCCCACTCTTTTTGTGGAATAATTCCTAACTTAGTAAGTATTGGGTAAAGTGTAACTGTTGCATGACCTTTACTGATTAGAACCTTATCAAATTCTGGCCTTACATAACCACCATGATATAATGTGGTCGCAATCTCTACCATAGAGAAAGTAGAACCTGGATGGCCTTGACCTACTTCTACAAATTTTTCAAATAATTCTTTTCTGTATTCATGGGCTAAATTTTGTAATTCACTATCATTCATATCAATCTCCAAGTATCTTTCTTTTTAATTTAATTTTTTCCATTTCAATCACATTGTTTTTTGATTCTACACCAAACTTCTTCTCTACTAAATCTAAAAAAGGTTTATGAGTAAAGTATTTGTGCCATGCTTCATCTCTAAACTTTAAAACTTCTGCACCAGTTAAATGTTTAGTACGCAATGGTTTACAGTCATAAGATAAAAAAGCATACTCTTCATATCTTTTAGGTATATCCCACTTTTGTTGTCTAGCATATAAATGTAAAGGACTACCTGGCAAAGCCATAGCTGCATAAAAGTTTGCGTGTTCTGTATTTAACTCAAGAGCTAAATCTAAAGTTTCTTGCATATTATCATAGTTCTCTTCTGGAAAACCAAACATATAATTACCAAGAATGTTTATACCGGCATCTTTTATATTCTTTACTACATCACGAATATTTACTTGTTTAAATCTACCCTTATCAATCTCTAATCTAACTTGTTGATTACCTGCTTCTATACCAAGACACAGCCAATTGACACCTGCCTTTTTAAAAAGTTCAAGTTGGTCTTTTCTTACAGAGTCAACTCTTGCATATGCCCAGAAATTAAACTTCATACCTCTTGCAACACAGCCTTCTAGTATTGGTACATAATATTTTTTGTTTAGAAAAAACATCTCATCTGTAATTCTACAAGTTCTTACACCTTGGTCATAAAGATATTCTAATTCATTAAGTATAAGTTCTGGACTCCAGAATCTCATACCTTTTGAGTCAACTGATGTTATATCATAATCATGTGATGTTCTGTTTACAATATTAATCATACAGAAGTTACAACCAAAAGAACAACCTAAAGAAGTGTATAAGGCTGCAAATGGTGTTCTATTTTCATGTGAAAAATTTGAGTGCCAAAAATGTGCTCTGTATTTTTTTAAGTCAATTAAATCCCAAGCATAGCCAGGCATTACTTCATCTAAATCTTTTGTCTTTACTATCTCACCACGTTCTGTTGGTTTTATTAAACCACGGTCATTATACCACATACCTGGTACTTTGTCTAAGTCATTTTCTAAATTTGTTTCTAATAGTGATAGTAAACCATAAACACCTTCATTAATAAATGCAAAGTCACAGTAGTCCTGTGATGCAACCTCATTTGGTAAAGCTGAAGTGTGTGAACCTATAAAAGCAGTTTTTAAATTTGGGTGACTTAGTTTGAGTTGTCTTGCAAGTGTCGAGGCACCAATCATCATTGTAGTGCCTGAATTTGGATTTTGTCCATATAAAACAAATACAACTAATTTTGGTTTATATGATTCTATTTCATCAGCAGCTTCTTCGTCTGGTTTATAATCAGCCTCATAGTCTAGTAATATGGGTTCATAATTTTTTTTGCGTACAGCATTAGCTAACAATAAAGCCCATGTAGGTGGTTCTATTGCCGAATGTGTTTTCGCTAAATCTTGATACGCCTTTTTACCAATAGATGGTATCACAAAACATACTTTATTCATAATTTCCTAATCTTTAATGTAACAAATCACTTTTCTTTCTTGTCTGCTTATTTATATCTCCTCCATCAATCTCTTCCCACTCATCTTCAAACAAACTCTCTGTGGCATCTCTTATATCATCTTGAGCTTTCAATACTAAATCTTGATAGTATTCAGACATATCTTTTTTAGGTACAAGTATAGTTAAGACATTAGATGAATCAAATGTAGCCATATCTACGTCCACCATCTCTACTGGTAACCATGGTACCATATACATCATTGGTCCTGATTTTGAATTAAATCTTTTGAAGATAACGTGCATAGGGTTTTCTAGTGTTACCTTTTTAGTTTTTTTATTTTCTGAAAAGAGTGCAATGATGTCCTCACCCGATTGCAACCTTATTATCTTTATCTGTTTTTCCATTTGTTAGCTCTATGTTGTAAAATTTATAATTGAATTTCTCCTCATCATATATTTTACACCTTTCTATGAAATGTTTAATCGTGTAGTTTGCAAATTTACCTACACGAAAATCGTCTACAATATCGAAAAGTACAGCAGTTTCTTTATTATTTCCTTTTCTAAGGCCTCGCCCAATTGATTGTAGATTTCTGATTCTTGATTTTGTTGGCGAAGCAAAAACTATGTTATGAAGATTAGTAATATTAACACCGGTACTGAAAGTACCATAGCTAGCCACAATAATCGCATCTTTCTCTCGTTCAACGATTCCTCGAATAGACTCTCTAACTTCCGCATCTGTTCCTCCAAAAACGAAGAAAGCTTTCCTACCTCTTGTTTTATTCTCAATTGTTTCATATAATTTTTTCCCATGTTTTTCTACAAATTGAAAGAGTATTAAAGTGTTGCCCTCTAAAGATAAAGCTAAGTTAGAAATAAAATTGTTTCTTGCCTGATTAGTAACAATATATTCTATTTCTTGATTATAGTTCCATCTTCTGGCTTCTTGTCTTATCTGCTCTTCATATTTCAGTATAAGACATTTTATTTTAAAGCCTGCTAATTGTCCTTTCTCTATAAGTTCTGCTGTTGATGTGGCTTTATAAACAGGTCCAAAGAGTCCTTCTAAAACTAATCTATGAGTTTGAGTACCATCTAAAGTACCTGTTGTTCCTATCCTATATTTAGAGTTAATACAACTCGACAATATAGTAGTTAAAGATTTAGCTTTAAATTGATGTGCTTCATCACCCATTACAAAATCAAACTGTTCAAAGTATTCTTTATCATTTTTATAAACAGATTGCCACGTTGTAATTGTTAAAAAGTTATTTGTATGTTTTTCTTTACCAGAATACTGGCGGTGACAATACTTATCAGAGTCAAAGCCGTATGATTGAAAATCTGTATACATTTGTTCTACTAAAGATGTTGTTGGTACAATCAATAAACCTTTTTGATATTCTAACTTCAACAAGTATCTAACTATCATATAAATGATAAGAGATTTGCCTGATGCAGTAGGTGATAACAACAATCTTTTTTTGTTACGAATACATTGAACAAATGATTGTAATTGATAATCTCTAGGTTCAAAAGGCAAATCTAGTGTTTTTATGAACTCAACTGCCTCAACTAGACTTATTGAATGTGTTATGTTAACATCTGGAGATATATCAAGCTTATATTCTCGTTCATTACAAAATTTTTTTATGTATGGTACTAGACCTGCATATATTGTTTTGTATCTTGAGTTGAATAAGCGGATTTTTCCATCCCATAATCTCGACTTGTAGGCCGGCATAAAACGATAACCAGGAACGAAAAAAGTAAAATAATTAGATAGTTCCACCGCATAATGGTCTTCACACTCCACTTGTAAATACGCTTCATTTAATTTATGTAATATAATATCAGACACCTTGTATAAACTTCTCCCAATCAATCAATGATCTAAGTTGGTACGTTCTACTATTCAATTCTTTTAAAATACCTGTACATAGTTCAACAATTTCTTGGTGCATTGTCTTACTAATTACAAGTTTATTTAAATCATCATCACTCTCTAGGTATGTATTCAACTCGGATTTGAGTACATACGGAAATGGTTCCCAGCCCCTCTCTTTTAATTCTTCTTCATCTAATTTACCTGTATAATACTCCCATTTCAATCTTCTCATTTTCACATACTTTATATCGGCACTCTTAGCCAATAATCTATGCTTTGAAAGTATAGCTAAATATTTGCTGTGTAGTTTGGGTACATTGGTAAGTTCTTTGCCTGGTTCTGTTCGGTCAATTTCACTATCTTTTTCCCACATTTGTAATACTTGTTCAGCTGCGTTCATAATATTCCTCCTCTTAGGAGTATACACTAATTTTTAAAATTTTTCAACATTATAATAGGCAAATCTAAACGTGGCGTCTGCGGTCAAAATTTCATCTGGACTATCGGCAGAGTTTACCACAAAAGTAGATAGGGTTGTTGGGAAAACATCTTTGAATAAAAATCTAAATTTAGCATTGTTTGCCGAGGTAAACAGAGTCATTGAACAATCGCAGAATTGTGGAAAATTAGGTCTATCGGCAAATTTGTTTAATTTAGGTAATCTTCTATAATCTTCATAACTTTCTGGAAAAGTCATAGCACGAAGCCAATCATGTATCTCTAGCCAACCTTTCATATCTTCATCAATTAAGAAAGTTATGTTTAATAAGTCATAGATTGGTTTTTCACCTGGCCCAAACAGGTCTACAAATGGTGTATTGAATACTGTTTCACCTAATGATAAACCAGGCACGGTTGCTGATTGACAAAAGTATTGTAAGTTTGGTGCTCTCGCCATGGAGAATATAAACTTATTAGGATGTAAAAAATTTGGATTAGTTGGGTTCGTATCTGCAATTGACATAATTGTATTTATGCTAAACGGAAACGGAGACAAAAAAAGAGGCCCCTTGTGGGGGCCTCTAGGCGGGGTGTAACTCTTAGATTACATTAAGTTTGCAACCTGAAGAGCACGGTAGTAATTGTTTGTCTGAGCGGTTAATGCACCCTGTGTGGTTGCATCAGTACCATCAGCGAATGGATTAGATACGAGACCGTAACGAGTCTTGAATCCAATTTTTGGCTGGAAGGTACCAGTATCAACTGCTCTGACCATCTGTAATGGTACATATGGGCAATAGAACAGACCAGCGTCATAAGCATTTGTACCCTTATATCCAACTACCACAAACTCATTTGTTGAGCTTACTGGGAAATATGGGTCAATGTAGACTTTGATGCGTCCAAACATTGTACCAGCAAATGTGTTACCTGTGTCATCTACTGTTAGATTAACTTGAGATTGTAATGCAGAATTGTAGTCAAGCAAACCTGCCATAGCGAGAGCAGAAGCGACATCACTTGAACAAATCATGATGTTACCTTTTCCTCTACGAGTCAACTTGGCGATTGCATTTGCTTCACGTTCTATTTGGAACGCAAGACCTTTAACTTTCTCAACCATCCAACGACCATTTGAGTCTGTATCTAAGTCAAACTTACCTCTTGTAGTTGTACCCACTTGAGCACCTTGTACAGCAGTTTTATAGATTGTACGGACTACTTCACGGTTTATCTCAGCAAGAATTTCTGCTGAAAGAATGTTAGAAAGTTCTGTTTCAGCATCAAGACCGTGTACTGCTTTTAAGTCTTGTGCAAGTTCCATAGAATACTCAGCTTTGAGTGCTCTTGTTCTTGCAGTTACAGTTACTTTCTCGATTGAAAATGCCATCTCATGGAATGTATTAGCAGCATTACCATCACCTAAAGATTCTGCCTTAGATGTTGTCATTGCTTGATTTGGAGCTGCGTTAGATGTAAATACTTCGGTTGGTACGGCACCACCTGCAGCAAGTGCTGGAGGAAGAGCTGGTCCACCTGTATCAACACCAGCAAAGCCTGTATTAGCCTCGTTATAAAAAGCTTCGTCTCCACCTTGTGTGTCATACTTGGATCTCATTGCAAAGATAAGACCTGTTGGTCCAGTCATTGGCTGAACACCACAAATATCATATGCGATAAGGTTTGGTAAACTTCTTCTGACTAAAGAAATTAGAATTGGGTCAAAACCAGCAACTGGTGTGGAAGCAGAACCTCCGAAACCAGCGATACCAGCATCACCTTGAGAAGCAGAGTTTGTTGGAACTGCCTCTGAAAGAACTTGACCAGACTTCGCCATTTCTGTAGCTTGGTTCTCAAGAACAACAGCGGTTACGGCTTTCTTATACTTGTCCTCAATCTGTGGTAGATCAGGGTGGTCAAGAACTCCTTCCCACTTTTTCTGTAAATTTTCTGAAAGATACATCTTTTTCTCCTACGTTTAGTTTAAATTAGTTCTTTGTTTGTGATATAGCCTTAGAAACTGCATTTACGAATGGGTCATTAGACACCACTTTTTTATCTGCATCAGTTTCTACTTTTTCATTTAGAGTTTCTTCATCAGCTTGTTTTACTTCTGATGGAAAATAATTTTCACGAATTGTTTTTACCTTCTCTCTGAACTCTTCCTCTGTGGAAAAATCTACACCTTCTGCAAGTGTTTTGATTTTTTCTTCTTGAGTGTCGGTAAGACCTTCGCATACTTCCGAAGTAATTTCATTTTGCCTTGCAGTAACTAATGCTTTGGCAAACTCCATACCTCTTTCCATTTCCTCGTCAAGCTGGGATTCTAAAGCCTCAACTCTTGTGGCTAATTCATCAACTAAGTCAACTTTCTCTTCAGGTACGTCAATGTAGTGCTCTGCAAATAGGTTTCTTAAACCTGATATAAACTCTTCTGTGAGTTCTGCACGGAGACCAGATTCTACAGCAATCTGATTATCTGTCATCCATTGCTCTACGACATAGTTAAGATAGTCATCAACTTTTTCTGTTAATTCTGTTTTGATTTCGGTTACAGCCTCTTCAAACATAGTGGCATATTGTCCCTCAACCTCTTCTACGATTTGTGTCACTCGGTCATTTACACGAGCTTCGTAAACGATAGAAGCTTTCTTTTTAAAATCTTCTGAAATATTTTCATCTTCTGAGAAAAGAGAATTTACATCTTCAGAAACTTCTTCTTTCATCTTATCTTTTTTCTTAGCAAGATAGTCTTTTAAGCCTTGAGGCATACCTTTTTTCTCCTCGATAACCTCATCTTCCGTCTCCGCTTCTTCGTTTTTAGCTGAAGCAGCTGAAGGTTTGGTTTTAATAGATGCCTGATTCTTTGCAGAATTATCTGGCGCCGCACCAGAAGCATTGATTTTATTAGAATCGTCATCTGGCTTATTGTTTGAAGGTGTTGGGCCACCTAAGTCTTGCATACCTCCTACTGATGAGGTATCAACTTTAGGCATTGGTTCAGCGGGTGCTTTTGCTTTGCTTTGGGCTAAAACTTCAGCAGCTGCTTCCATAAGTTGGTTTTTATTCTCTGACATCTGAGTTATCTCCTTTTATGCAATATTTATAAATTTAAAGTTTTCTAAGGTAATTTTCAAATAATTTTAGAGCAACATCTTCGATTTCGGCTTTTGATGCTCTCTTTATTTCTTTTTTTGCTCTGTCGAAATCTGTTTCAACGAAACGTCCTTCAACAAACATCCATTCTTTATTTTCCATAATGCCGTTTACGAAAGCACCTGGAGCAGATGGGTCAGCAACAATGTCAGCAGCCGTAGCAAGTTTCAAGTCATCTTGCACCAAATTATATCCCTCTTTGTGTGGTTCTAAAGAACCTAATGCTCTTGATGAAACACCCACACTCACATCATTGTCAATGAAATTCTTAACAATTTGCCCGTATGGTGTATCTAAAATTTTTGCTTTTCCGTGAAATGTATTACCATTTTCTTTCAAAGAAACTATTTTATGTGATACCCTTTCAAGATTTATCGTAGGTGTATCGGGATGACCCAATTCACCTAATGCACGATTAGTTTTAACATACTCTTCGTTGTATCGACCTACTTCATTACGAAGCGTGTCCATTTTATACATTCGATTATTTTTATTTACAGTATCACCGACAAGAAAAGTACCTTCTATATAAAGATTCTTTTTTCCATCAGACTCTTCTATAAGAGTTTTTACCTCTGTAAATGTTGTTTCTGATATAAGTTTCATTAGACTCTCTCTGATGAGTTAATTAGTGCTGGATCATAATTAGCTACTTTAGAAACCTGTAACATTACAGTACCGCCCGTAGCAATCGTGACCTGAAAAAATTGTGAACCAACAACTGCTGATCCAGTATTTGCTATAGGTGAAAAATCTTCAGCAAAATTAATTTGACCAGTGCTGTGCAATTCAACTACGTCCTGTCCACTTGAACGAATCATTATACTACCGTTCGTAGACCATGCACATTTTTGTATTGCAAAACCTGTTATTTTTTCTTTATCAACACCTTGAGTTGCAAATGTGTTTTGCACGTTAATATTTGCAGTACCAATTCCATGAATCCTAATCGTGGATGGTCCTCTTACTCTATTAGTTGTTTCAAATGCTATAGCCATTTTTTTACCTTAGTCCTAGTGATGCCCGCCTTCTCATTGATAACTTTCTCTTCAACATTGAACGGCGGAGTTTAGCTCTTCTTGTCGTTTTCCAAGACCTTTTTAAAAGTCTTGCCTTTTTAATTCTTGCTGTAGCGGTAATTCTTTTTACTTGACCGCCTTTACCTGTAGCCGCATAACCTTTGACTCCAGACCTAATTCTATTTCTCTGTACTACTATCTTACCTTTAGAATCTCTACGAATACGCCTTCTTATTTTTTTTACTCGCCCAATTTTCATAATATTTTGAGCTCTTGATATTTCAGTTAGATAACCTAAAAGATAATCTAAATTCATTTCATAGCCTTAAAAGCAAAATCAGCTGCCTTCTTTAAATGGGCTGGGCTTTTATGGACCATGGCAGATAATTTCTTTTTGTTCTCATCATTTACTTTTCCATGAACAGCTGTAATTGCAGATGCAGTAAAATGGTCAACACCCATTGTCTGACCATTTTCAAACTTTACACTTTTTTTAGCTTTATTTTTAGTAATGTCATGTAAATGATCCATGACTTGTTTACCTTCTTCTAAATAGTCTGTAAATGAAATCATTTCTTCTTCTGCCTGTATAATATTTTCCATACCTTTTCCATAAGGTATGGAAACATACTTATCTAAGTTTTTATTATAATACATGGCAACCTTCATACCACCTGGATATGGTCTAATTGCCTTTCTTTTAAAAACAAGAACAAATGGTGGATCTTTTATTTGTGATGTATCTTCTTGTACATCTTCCGCATCTTGTTCTGGATCATCACCAACAGAAGGTGCTCTATCACCAACCTTAACACGGTGTGCTCTTATCTTTTTCATTTTGCCATCGGAACCCACAACCATTTTAAAGTCGGCCGTATTTTTCATACGAGCGACACCTTGTAATTCTGTTATGAAATTTTTTAAATCTTTCATTCTTCTTCCGTTGGTTCCTCTTCGTACTCTATCTCTGAGTCATCTAACTCAGCTTCTGGTTCATCAGCACTTGCCTCAATTTCTTCACCATCTTCATTTTCAACTTCTTGTTCTTCGCCATTGTTAAACAATGCAGAAGATATTTCTTGTTTGCGAGCATCTAAAGCATCAGCTGTTTTAGCACCAATCATTGATTGTAATTGTTCTCTAGCTGTTGTTGCTTGACCTCCAACAACTTGGTCTATGAAATCATTTAAATCTGCCATAATATTCCTTTCATCTTCTATTTAGTATTGCTTCTTCACTTTTTTGTATAATCTTTAGTATGGATTCTGCTTTTAACCCTCTTGCTGTGTCCACGTTATCAGAGTTATTAGGTTGTGGTGCAGGTTGATCAATACCTTCTTGACCATCAACTTCTGGTTGCGTTACAACTGGTCCTTCTTGTTTCATTTCTTTATTCATCAACTCTATCTCTTCATCAGACATTTGTAAAACATTTTTCTTTACCCAGTCTGTTGAATAGTAACGACCAATATATGGGTCAACGGTATTAAGAAGATTAACTCTTTCACGGAGTAATTCAGCTTCACGCATTTCAGAAAAGTTATTATCTTTCTTAAAATCATAATAGATAACTTCTCTAGCAGCATCCCATTCATCTGTACTCATTATACCTTTGAGTGATAGTTGAACTCTTAAAGCATGATCAAAAATTTGTGCGAATTTATTTCTTAATCTTATAATAAACTTATTAAACTTGACCTCATCTCTTGTAACTTCTGATACTCTACCTAAACCAATCATACCACCTTGTTGTGGTTCTAAACGAGAGATAGGCACATTAAGTGATTGTAAAAGTTTCTTTTGAAAATACTTAACATCTTCTAACTCACCTAAGTTAGCGCCAGCTGGTAGTGTTGTAATCTCTGTACCTTTACCACCTTCTCTTCTTGGTAACCAAAAGTCCTCTAACATGGACTTATGTTTGCGGTCATCTCTAAGTTCACCTGTTTCAGCATCATAAACCATTTTGTTACGATACTTGACCATTACATCACGCAAGTATTGTTCTGCTTTACCTTTTGGTAAGTTACCTACGTCAATGTAAAATATTCTTCTTTCAGGTGCCCTTGATAAACGATAGATAACAATTGCATCTTCTATCATTCTTAACTGATTTAAAGGCTTAATCGCCTTATGTAGATAAGAAATCACAAATGTATTCTTTGCATCCATTTGACCAGATGAACAATATACAACTGCATCTGTAGCTATACGAACACCAGAGTTTACATTCGCTGAATATGTTTGTGTTGTTGTACCCTTATCATTATATACATAGTATTCACCAATTGACTTGATGATTTGAGCACCAGTCTTTGGGTCTCTTTCTTTTACAATCTCACGAACTTTCCTTATTTTTCGTGGATCAATATATCTTAATTCTTGAATACCCTCTTTAGGATTATTTTCATTTACAACAATATGAAAGTATAATCTACCATCTATATACCATCTCTTGAATAAATCATCAGCTAAGTTGCCATAGTTTAACATATGTTTAATGTTGTTAAACTCGTCCATGATTTTTTTCTTAATACTTTCAGGTTGTTTCAAATTATCAAGATTGATGTCTACTGATTTACCATCAACATCATGTGTTATAGCTTCATTGACTATATCGTCAATCGCCATATCTAACTCAGGGTGATTTGCCATCTCACGGTATCTTGTGATTAACTCAAGTTCATTGCGAACTGAGCCTTCTAAATCAACATATGTCCCGTAGTAAGCATTGTTTGTTACGGTAACGGCACCATCATCAAGTGCCTCGTTTGGTAAAGCAAAGGAACTTTGACCTTTTGGTGGTTCCTTTGCTTGTTCTTTTTTACCTAAAGTAAAGCCAAATAACTTTATAGCCATAAAATATCCATCCTATATTTAGAGAGCACGCTCTCGTTAAACCACACCAGTTTCTTCGGATTCCCACCATTGATATGCCATTGTGATAGTAAATTCCTCAATTTGATCATTCGCACCCCAATCTACATCTATTGGAGATAGGTCGTATGGGTAAATCCCAATAAACTTGTATTTCTTCAATTCATCACCGGTTTTCCCGAACTGTGTAACTTTGGCGTCAACTGAATAACCTAGAGGCGCTAATGCCGCTGGGTTTCTTACATTTAAACTATGTGAATTAAGGCCGTTCATCCATCTTTCCATTGCGTTACGAACTGAAAAGTCCTCATCATTGATGATTGTTACAGTCCAATCAGCAAAAGTTCTGTTACCCATAAACTTTAATTCACGACCAAAATATGTAATAGGTACAATACCAAGAGTAGCTCCTGGTAATTGTGCTGTTCTACACATAAAAGTCATTTTTGTTTGGGCATTTCCTGGTGCTGAAAACGATGGAAATGGCATCTCAACCTCAAACAGATTAGGGCGGGCGCCATCGCCGACCATCTGTGTTCTAAATTCGTTTACATTAAAAGCCATTTAATTTTCTCCTGTGTTATCCTTTATTTAGAAGCGTCCTACAACCTCTTCAAACGAAACTCCTGTTCTTACTGCTACAAAGTTAAGTTGTATGAAGTTAATTGCCC